GTCTCCGGTTCCGGCATTCTGGCACAGGAAGCCCTCACGACCTGGCGCACGTTCTTCTTCTCCACCGAGTCGAAGAACTGCCGCATTCGCATCGACGGCGGCACCGGCTGGGGCCATTGGGAAGGCAAGTTCCACCTCACCAGTTTCAACGTGACCGGCGAGAACGGCGAGAAGATCGGCGTTGAGGTCGAACTTCAGAACGACGGCGAAATCGTCTGGGTCGCTGCTACATGAGTGCAGACGCCTCAAAGACGTTCGAATGGGCTGATGGCGAGTACAAGTTCCGGCTTGCCATCGGGCAACTTCGCGAGCTGCAGGACAAGACCGGCGTCGGGCCTTATGCCCTTCTGTCCCGGGTCATTGACGGCACGTGGAAGGTGGACGATCTCCGCGAGGTCATTCGCCTCGGCCTGATCGGCGGCGGACTGGAGCCTCTCAAGGCGCTGTCTCTCGTCAAGAACTACGTCGAAGGCCGGCCGCTCATGGAGAGCCTCACCCCTGTGAAGGTGATCCTGGCCGCAGCCCTCTTCGGGGATCCGGATGATCCCGTGGGAAAAAAGGAACCGGAGAAGACCGAGGATCAACCCGGTTCAGCTTCTCCGGTCTCTATGGAACCGGCGCCGTCCTCGGCTTCAGCCCCGATGCCGTTGACCGCATGAGCCTCTGGCAGTTCGCCGCCTGCGTCGATGGATATAACAAGGCGAACTCACCGGAAGAAGAAATCGACCCGCTGTCGGCCTCGGACTTTGACGACATGCTCTCGCGGCATGCGGACTGGATCCAGGCGGGCACCCGCACTCACTAGAAAGCACCTCAATGGCGACTGATCTTGAGACGCTTGTCGTGCGTCTGGAAGCCCAGATGCGGGGCTATGAGCGCGAGATGCAGCGGGCTCGGACCACGACCGACCGGCAGACAAAGGCAATCGAGGGCCGCTTCAAAGGCCTGAACGCCAATATCAGCCGAGCCATGAACACGCTCGGCAATGCCGTGCGCGGGGCTCTGGCGGGCGTTTCGCTGCAACAGGTGGCGCAGTTCTCCGACAGCTTCACAAGGGCACAGAACGCGCTCCGCGTGACCGGTCTCGAGGGCGAGAAGCTTCAGGCGACCTTTACCCAGATCGCCGCCATTGCTGAGCGCACCTCGTCCCGATCGAGAGCATGGCCGAACTCTACGGCAAGGCCGCTCTCGCGCAGAAAGAACTCGGGGCCACATCGTCCGAGATGCTGGCCGTTACGGAGCAGGTCGGACAGGCGCTTCTCGTTCAGGGCACTTCCGGCGCACAGGCGGCGGGCGCCATCCAACAGTTCGGGCAGCTCCTGGCGAGCGGCAAGGTGGAGTCGGAAGAGTTCGGCTCCGTCCTCGATGGCCTGTTCCCAATCGCGCAGGCGGTGGCGAACGGCATGGAGGAAGCCGGTGGTTCTGTCGCCAAGCTCCGCGCTCTGATCAAGGATGGCAAGGTCTCCTCGGAGGCCTTCTTCCGCGCGCTGCAGGCGGGTTCCGACGGGCTTGCCCAGCAAGCCGCGAGTTCGGTCCGCACCTATGGTCAGGAGTGGACTCGCGTTGAGAACGCCTTGACGCTCGCAGCTGGCGCCATGGGAAAACTCACGGACGCCTCTGGCGGTGTGGGTCGCTTCGTCGATGCCCTCGTCAACGACATTGCCAAAGTGCCGGATGGGCTCAAGTCCACGGTCGATGAGATCGAGCGCATCATTGCGCTGTTCGACCGGCTCGCGGCCGCCATCCCGAAATTTGAAGACCTGCGCTCGGCTTCTCAGCAGGGGCTGACGGCGGTTGATCCTGATCGCATGACGCGGCCGACAGAGACGCCGCTCTCTATGACGGTCAAGCCGAAGAGAACCATCTCTCTCGCGAACTATGCTGTCCCGGGCGATGATAAGGAGAAGAAGGGGCGCAAGGAGCGTGAAAGCGAATACGCCCGCGAGATTGCTCAGATCAAGGAACGCACCGAAGCCATCCGCCAGGAAGCCACGACAGTCGGCCAATCCGAAGGCGAGATCGCCAAGGCCCGGGCAGCTTTTGAGCTTCTGAGAGCGGCCAAGGAGTCGAACGTCACCGTTGACGCGGCCCTCAAGGCGAACATCGATGCGGTCGCTGCCGCTTATGGGCAGGCAGTGACGGAACTCGAAACCGCTGAGAACGCCATGCGTGACGCGCAGGAGGCGATGAGCGAATTTCAGGACATTGCGGCCGATGGGGTCAAGGGCTTCGTGTCCGATCTCATGGATGGCGTCAGTGCGGCGGAAGCCCTGCAGAACGCTCTCAAGCGGGTCGGTGATCGGCTTCTTGATATGGCCCTGGATGCTGCCCTGAAGGGGGCATTCGGCGGCACGAATGGCGCAGGCGGCATCGGCTCGCTGTTTTCCAGCCTGTTCAGCGGGGCTCGCGCCTCGGGCGGTTCCGTGCAGTCGGGCGGCACCTATCTCGTGGGTGAGAACGGCCCCGAGATCCTGCGCATGGGCCGCAATGGCATGATTAAGCCGAACTCGGCCCTTTCGAAAGCTTCGGCGGGATCTGGGGTCAACGTGCAAATCATCAACAACAACGGCTCTCAGGTGTCGCAGCGCACGGTGAACGGGCCACAGGGGCCGACCGTGCAGGTCCAGATTGAGAACGCAGTCGCAGGGGCTGTCGCAAGCGGGGGCCTCGACAAGGTGCTCAAGCAGCGCTTTGGCGTTTCCCCGATGGGAGGCCGCTGATGGCTCTTCCTGTCTGGCCTGCCAGCGTGCCGCACATGCCCTACATCCGCAGCCAGCCGGAGCCATTCCGCGGGGCTCTGGAGAGCGAGATGTCGGCCGGGAATACCCGCTCCCGCCGCACGGCCACTGTTGTGATCGGCGTTGTGGATATGACCATCCGCATGTCTTCTGCCGAGTTCTCAACCTTCAAGGCCTTCGTGCGCGACACGCTGAGCCACGGCGCGGCCGATTTCGAGATGCCCGTATGGGATCTCACTGGCTGTCCGGTGCGGCGGGTGAAACTCCGCAACAAGGGGCATTACACGCCTATGCGCGTGGGTGCCCATATCGATGTCTCCTTCTCACTCGACGTTTGGGATCTCTAAGTGCCGATTTCCGCAACGCAAGCCTGGGCCGAGGCGGCTGCCTCCGCGCCCAAGGATGAGGTCATGCTCATCACGATTGAGCTGATCCATCCGACCTTTGTGGAGGATGGCGCTCCTGCCCCGATCCGCGCCGTGCGCAATACCGTCGATGTCAGCTTCCGCCTGGAGGATGGCGCACCGGTGGACGGCGGCACCGTCGTCCCCTTCAAGGCCATTCCTTTCGAGATCGACTATCCCCGCATTGGCAATCTCGGTGCCGAAGCCACCATCCGGCTCGACAACGTGAACCGGGAGGCCGCCCGCTATCTCCACGATGCCGTGAAACTGAACACGCCCATCCAGGCGATCTTCCGCGGCTATCTGGCGTCCGACCCGAACACGGTCGGGCAGGGGCCTTACAAGCTGATCCTGCGCAACGTGAAGCGCACGGCGCGGCAGCTTGAAGGGCAGCTCGCCATTGCCCGCCCGCAGAACATGCGCGTGATGCGCGAAGTCTATGACATGGTTCGGTTCCCGAGCCTGCTTCAGGTTTCATAGGATTAGACACATGCTCTCACGTCGAATGCTATTCGGGTTCTTGGCTGCGGCTCCTCTAGGGGCTGTCGCGGCTGCAAAGGCCGCCACAGAGGAGCCTGTTCCGAAGTCGATCACGTTGGGCCATCCGGTGTGGGAGCCGATCCCATTCGTCATCGGGACAAATGAAGACGGACGTCCTTACGTTTTCAATCCTTTGGGCAATTCAGTAAGCGCCGCTCTGAAGCATGACTGACCGTCTCGCCTTCTATGAGAGCCTGATCGGCAAGCCCTACAAGATCGGGGCTCGTGGTGAGGATGGGGCTTTCGACTGCTACGGCCTCGCCCGTCACATTCAGAACGAGCTTGCGGGCGTCTCCATGCCGGATGTCGCCTTTGCCGAGCCGACAACCCGGGCCCAAGCCGAGGCCATGCTCTCGCACCCGGAGCGGCAGGCCTGGGAGGAGATCCCCGAAGCCGAGGCGCTTGAGCTTGATCTCGTGCTCATGGGCAACGTGCAGAAGCGCGACTTTCACCTCGGCACCTACATCGTGCCGGTCACGACGGGCGCGGTGATCCACATCGACAAGGCTGCTGGCGTGGTCGTGGACGACATCCCGGCGCTCAAGGCATCCGGCTTCAACTACCTGAAATTCTACAGGCGCAAATCCTAAATCATGGCACTGGCTGTCAAACATAATCTCCTGGTCTTCGATCCGGAGCGCGACGACGTTCGCCTGCCCGAGGCCGGGCTCGTGCTCCCCATTGCTGAGCACAAGGCCCGCAAGCGCAAGCCGACGATCGAGCAGCTGGTCACTGAGACCGGCTGGCGCTTCGATCTGCCGACCGTCTGCAAGGTCAATGGCGCCTATTACAGCCGCACCGAATGGGCGACCTATCGGCTGGCGGCGAACGACAACGTCGAATTTGTGTCCCGCCCGCTCGGCGGCATGGGCGGCAATGGCGGCTCTTCGGCTAAGAGCATCGGCGCGATTGTTGCCATGGTGGCGCTCACAGCGCTTGCGCCATGGGCCATGGGTGCCATCGGCCTGACCGGCGCGGCAGCCTCGATCGGCTCCTCCCTGCTCATCGCAGGCGGGGCGATGGCGATCAGCCATTTCTTGAAGCCCAAGGCAGGCGGCAAGACGGCCGAGAGCGAGGAACTCTATTCCTTCGGCTTCGGCGGAAACCAAGCCCGTCCGCTGCAGGCCATCCCGGTCGGCTATGGCCGCACGCTGTCCTTCCCCGACTTCGCCGCTCCGAAATATTCGGAGTACGACGGCGACAAGATGACGGAATATGCCCTGCTGTGCCTCGGCTGCGGCAAGTACGACATCGAGGAACTCCGCATTGCGGACACCCGCATCTGGACCAAGAGCGGCGGCTATAACTCATCCTTCCCGGGCATCAAGATCGAGATTGTCGATCCCGGCGAGAAGGTGGACCTGTTCCCGGTCAACGTGGTCACGGCCTCCGAGGTCTCAGGGATCGAGCTCGGGACAACCTTCACGCCTGGCTTCACGGCCAATGCTGCAGGCACCACTGCTCTGCGGCTCCTGCTCGATTTCGTCTTCCCGTCCGGGGTGTTCCAGACATGGAAGGGCGACCTGCGCTCGCACAGCGTCGATGTGGTCGTGCAGGCGCGGCCGGTGAACGATGCCGGCGCTCCGACCGGCGCATGGTCCGACATTTTCGTAAAGACCTACACCTACGCCAAGCAGAGCCAGATCCGGGTTACGGAAGAGATCAACATCGCGGATGGCCGCTTTGAGATCCGCGCCCGCCGCGTGAACGTGCCGATTGACGAATGGCCCGCCGACGAGCGCCGTGGTGGCGCCGACCAGATCGTCTGGTCTGCCCTGCGGGCCCAGATCGACGGCCCGAACCGCTTCCCGCGGGTGACGTGTATCGCCATCAGGGCCAAGGCCTCGGAGAACCTGCAGGGCGTCATGAACGGCCAGATCGGCGTGATAGCGACCCGCATCCTTCCGGTCTGGACCGGCACAGGCTTCGTTGAGCAGCCGTCGCGCTCGATTGCCTGGGCTGCGCTCGACATGTGGCGCAATGCCGACTACGGCGCGGGGCTCGGCCTTGAGCAGGTCGATTTCCAGAGCTTCTATGCCTATGATCTGCTTTGGGCATCGCTCGACCACACGTTCGACCATACCTTCAAGGAAGCCCAGACCCTTGATGACGCGCTCGAGACGGTCCTCAAGGCAGGCCGCGCCATGCCCGCGCCTGTGGGCGACCGCCTGACCATTGTCCGGGACGAACCCCGCGGCATCCCGCGCATGATGTTCACCGACTATGATATCGTTAAAGACTCGTTAACCATCGATTACACCCTGGCCGATGACGACATCGCGGACGGCATCGTCGGGGAATACATCGACGCCACGACCTACAAGCTGGCTGAGGTCTCGTCCGCTCCTGATGGCGTGACGCTCGCCAAGCCTGCCCGCGTGCAGCTTCCCGGCGTGACCAAGCGCTCGCAGGCGGCGGGTCTCGTGCGCTTCATGGCGGGTGAGAACCAGTATCGCCGCGTCACCGTCTCATGGACGGCGCGTGCCGAAGGACGCCTGCTCAAGCGCGGCGATCTCGTGAAGCTGTCCTGTGAGGAGCCGGAAACCTGGGGGCAGTCGGCCGAGGTTTCGGCTTACAACGACGCTGCCCGCTCGATCACCTTCGACCATGATCTCGAATGGGACACGAACGCCCTCAATCATTACGTTGAGATCCGGGCGGCGGACGGACAGCCGTGGGGTCCAGTGCGCGTCACCCGCGGCACGTCCGACCGCATTGCTATCGTCAATGCCGCAGACATGGCAGCGGAGGCCACGCGTCAAGGCAGAAGTCTTGCCGCGGCGATGGCCCGCGCCAACCTGGCCGACCCACCGACCGCCGCCTTCTCACCCGGCGAGCCGCGCACCTTCATGGTGCTCATCACCGAGGGCACCCCCGACACGGACGGCGAGCATATCACCCTGACCGGCGTGTTGGACGACCCGATCGTCTATGCCGTGACCGAGACCGGCGTCACGCCGTTGCCGACGACGCCAGATATCTTCTCGCAGTCGATCCCGGTCATCACGACCCTCGGCGCATCTGTCTACCAGCGCGGCGCGAGTCTTGTTCTTCAGGCAGGTTGGCAGCCAGCGAAGGGGGCCATCCGGTATATTGCCGATGTCTCTTACGACACTCGGCAGACATGGGTCCGGGCGTATGAAGGCGACACGACCACGTTCGAGGCCGTTGTCGCGGGGGCGCAGAAAATCTGGCTGCGTGTTGCGGGCATCACGCCTGCCAACGTGACGGGTGTCTTCAGTATTGTCGAGGTGACCCCGCCGCCGCTTATCATCAGCAATGAGTATCTCTTCCTTAGCATCCGCCCGGACGATCTAACCTCCCAGATCTCACGACGCTTGGACACGCTAGATCTTCTGCAAGTCAGCGCTGATCTGGCGACAGAAAGCAGGGTCATCGCGGAAGAGGCGGATGAGCGCGGGCGAGCCGCAATCACCCGCATTGAGACGGTCGAGGTTGATGTCGATAAGGCTTATGCCATTTTCGGGACAGAGGTTCTCGCGGAGTTCGACAACTCAGGCGCTACCGTATCTGACAATTTGGAGGCTTTGGCAACGGCGGACCAAGCCATTGCTCAAGCCACCAATCAGGTCAAAGCCCGGATCGACAACGTCAACAACTCAGGTAAGTCGATCGAGGCTTCGGTCACGGAGCAGTCAACAGCTATTGCCAATGTCAAAGGCGCTCTTGAGGCCAGTTACACGGTTGTCGTAAAGGCGGGCAATGCCTTCGGCGGGTTCCAGTTAATCACGGTTGACGGCCCCGATCAGCCGCCGATCACGGAGTTCCGGATCGAGGCGGACAAGTTCCTGATTGGGGCCCCTGGCTCTCTGCCAAATGAAGCCGTGTTCACGATTGGGACGGTCGGCGGCGTTGCCCGAACGGTGATGAAGGGCGTGTTCATCGCTGACGGCATGATTGAGACACGGGCTCTCAAGGTTGTCGGCGGCCTCTCCGCGATTACAGTCACTACAGGCACTCTGATGTCATCTGAGAATGTTCCGGGCACAGGCGGCTTCATCCTCGATGGCCCGAACCGCCGCATTGAAATCTGGGACGTGTGATGGCGCGGCGGATCGTGATGGGCAACATTGGCGGGGCTTATGACCTGCGCATCTCGCGCCGGGGCTTCGATGCCATGGCAGCCGACGTGAACAACGACAAACAGATTTCCTTCTCGGCATTGCGGGCGTCCCGCGCCAAGGTCGGGGCGGCCGGCAACATCGCGGGCCTCAACGATTGGGTCAGCTTCGGGCGCACCTTCGACAACCCGCCGCCGACGCTTGCCGCCATCAAGCGAGGCGGGCGCGTGTACTTCAACCTGTATACGTTCATCAATCCGAGCGACGGTGACTTCTATGGCAACCCCTTTACCCTCGTCGTGCAGGCGAACCGCTGCAAGGCGGTGAATTGCATCCCTTGGGGCGGCTTCAACTTCTCTGCTGGAGACCGCTATCAATTCTATACCCTGGCGGATGACTGATGGCGCGGCGTGTGGTTCTGGGCAACAGAGGCGGGGTCTATGGGCTGTGGGTGTCCAAACCGGGGTTCGATGCCCTCTTGGAAGTAGATGCCAACCTCCTCTTCACAATGACCAGACGGAGCGGGATGGTGCTAGCCTCTGGCACGACAACGGTGCCCGCTGGCGGTAGTTCTCTTCGGATATCCTTCGGGGACACCCAGCCGAGTATTCCTCTCGTCTTCTGCGGCAGCATGAACAACTATCCGAATGACCGAACCGTTAGCGTTGCGGTCGATACTTCAGGGTTCAGCGTCCGGGCTGAGAATGTGAATGGCAGCTATCCTGCCGCGGGCACAACGGCCCGCTGGTTTGCCGTTATGAAGAGCCAAGGCTGACCGATGGCGCGAAGAATTGTTCTTGGCCAAGTCGGCAGTGCTTTTAGGTTTCGGGTGGCTGAGCCCGGAGTCGATGCCGCGACTGCCGATCTGGACCAACTGATTTTCGATGCGGACAACATCCCGACCCGCATCCTGGCGACAGGGACAACAACGGTCGATCTCGCGCCTAACCCTGGCACCCCGAACGTGCGGGAGCTTTCTCATGGTGTCAGCCCGTCGCTCATGATTGGGGTCGCGCAGTCGATCTGGACTTCAGGCGGCGAGGTCAACGAGACGAATGAATGGCTCGTGCGGACACTGACGACGGGCAACAGTCTCGGCAGGTTCGTCCTCTTCGACATGGCGGCCAAGGATGGCTGGTCTACGCCTTGGTACTGGTTCGGTAACGAGCCCGACCAATCGCAGTCGTGCGGCTGGCGGCTCGGATGGGACGCCAGCAAGGTCTACGTTTACAACCACAGCGGCGCCTCTATCCGCGTTCGCTGGACAGCACTGGACTTCTAGCATGCTTCTCTACACGGATAAGGACGGGCGTTACATCGGGCACCTCGATCAGGGCTATCCGGCGCTGCCGGAGGTGCTGGAAAGGGTCTCGGCCGATCAGGACGGCAACGTCTACGACATCCCACCTTTCGCGCCCGAGTTCTGGCATTTCCCGAACGGTGTGCCCACGATCCGGCCGCGGCTTGATTATGCTGTCACAGAGAAGCAGGACGGGGGCGATAAGGTCACGGTGATCTCCGGTATCCCGGCCGGAGTGCAGGTGCATGTGACCGGCCCAGAGGGTGGCCAATCGGTCGAAGCCGATGGCGAAGACCTCGAGCTCGTGCTGCGGCTCGCGGGCGATTACTCCGTCACCTTCGACCCGTTCCCACATCAGCCGGTTGCCGTCCACATCGCCGTGACCGAGGGGGCTTAAGATGGCGCGTCTTGAGTTCGGCCCTTCCGTCGATCAGCTCCGCACCCTGGCAGAGCAGGCAATCGACAAGCATTTTGAGCCGGTGCGGCTGCGCATGGCGCTCTACAACCGCAAGGTCACGGAGGCCCGCAACCATCTCGCCGGCCAGCCGTCCGCGATGCTCAACAAGGAAGCGCAGCGCCGGCACATCAAGGCGGATGAGATCGCCCGCCAGGTGGTCACGCTCGCTGAAGCCGACGAGGCGACGGAAGACGACCGCAC